CCACTGTGTCAAAATCTCGGCACTTTCATCTGTTATATGTGCGCCGTTTACTTCTATATCTTTCATAACAAATCTTTCATTAAACGTTTTTAATCGGTGTAGTCTCTAAGGTAGTGAAATCAATTATTCCGGCCTGCCGGTATATCCCGAGGGCGACTTTCCTAAACCGTTCGTAATTACGTCTGTCAATGGGCGATAACTGCCACCTCTTCATGTCTTTCATCAAATCCGGTATATTATTGGCACTATTATACAGACAGTTGTTTTTACCGTACTCGTGATGAAGTGATACAGACTGAAAATCACCGGAGAAAACAACCAACCGCAAACGTTCAAGTTCAAGGAAAGCAAACTCATTGTTAACCTTCTCCACCTTATAGGCTCTTAATTCAATGGAAGGCGCGCCGTATTCACGTCTAACGAAAAATAGGATATCAGGATTATTTGTATTCATTTGGCACCTCCTTTTAAGTCTTCTAATTTAATATGTGAAATGCTTGTTATATTTTCCAGTACCCCGTCACATATACTTTTAACCCTTAATCCGCGGGAACCGTCTTTCTTGGGTAAATTCAGGTGATAATACGGGCAATTCTTCCAGAATGTAATCCGGGAAATCCAGCCACGAACTTTAAAAGTAGCATTGCTTATTTTATAATCAACCTGTACCAGATCACCCGGTTTAAATTTACTTTCCTGTAGAAACATATTCTGTATTTCTTCCTGCTCTTTCTTTATTTCCTCAATCCTTTTATCATTGTTTTGTAATTGGGTAAGTAACACCTGCTGATATTCAGTATATTTCATTTGGTACCTCCTTTCTGTTCTATCTGGGGGCGTTCTGAAAACCTATATATTCTTTTAACCCGGTAAATAAAAAAATAGGCTACAGGCTTGTCACAGCCGTTATTATGTGTTTTAGTGTCCTGGTCTATATGAATAAACCCGCTACTGGAAGATATTTTCAGCGGCATTGTTTTAGGGTATTTCTCGTTCAACTCCTTTACCTTTGCTTCCAGTTCAGTTTTAAAAGCATCAAAGGAAATCTTATCAGGGCAAAGCGTACTACCAAACTGGTTTGCAAACTCTGCCATTTCAGCACATTTTCGATTCTGTGGCTTATACTCGTTAAGCTCTATAAAATAAGATGTCATTTTCGGGCTCCTTTCTTCTGTAGTTTCTTTGCCCGATACACACAAACAGCCGCACCGATAACAGCCGGAGGGAAGATAAAAGTAAGGCAGAACCAGGCGATAGCAGATAAGTAATAAGCGTCAGAGGCCGAATTTACGGAACAATCTTTTTTCAGTTCCTGAAAATAACGATGTTGGATCGTGTTTACGTCCGTGCTACCAGTACGGAACGAAGGTACATAGCTTGTACCAGTTTGAAATTCTTTTTTCATAATAATGTGGTTTTGACTTAAAAAGAGAAAGGCGGTTACCGTTTCCCCAGTTCGTCAAAACCACATTGCTAACCGTCCGAAGAGCGGGTAATAATTTAAAGGGAAAGGCAACCGCCTAATATTTTAAAGTAGACAATCGTCAGGCATTAAAAAAAGCCCGTTTTTTATTCGAGCTAATAACCGAAGCTCTACGGGTTGCATTAGCAACATGATTTTGACAGGGGCAAATGTCGGCATTAAATTCTGAACAAAAAAAAAAAAACGTTAATAAAAGTTTATTAGGAAAGAAAGTTTCTCGACTCTACGATTCGTTACTTCGTAACAAAAAACGCCCACCTGATTAAGGGTGAGCGTTACACACTATAATTAATATTCTATTTGTCTTTTAAATTAATTCCCTCTTTTATCTGTTCATCAGAAGTTACCTTTTTACAAAGAATATAGTGATAAACAGGGTCTTTGCTCATTCCTTGTGTAGGTGTAACCGGATAAGCCAGTATTAGTTCCCAACCCAATTTAGCCAAATAGTTAACGGCGTCTATCATTGAATTAAAATTCATCTTTTCACCGTTTTCATCTACTAAAAAACGAGCATTTGGTGTTGCCCATTTTGCCTTCTGGCCGAAATCTACTTCTATTTTTACTTTTGTACCGGTTATATTTCCAGTACCCACGATTTCACAATAAGCCTTATACGGTTCTTGTGCAATGGCTGCCATTGTTAGTATGGCCAATACAATAACTAAAAAAAATCTTTTCATATCAGTAACTTAAAATTAGTGTGTACTTTAGTTTGTACCACCCCGTAAGTCCTGACGGTATATATGCAGTGTAATTTTGACGATTGCAAAAGTACTTAAATATATACATTTATAAAAAATATTACCCCAAAATCAATCAAAAATGAAAGGCAACCGCCCCAAAATACACGGTAATTCACCCAAAAATGGGCAAAAAATGAAACAAAAACACATAAAAAACGCACTTTTTCGCGTAAAATTTTGGTCTAAATGCAGATAAACGACTGAAAAACAGTCAAAAGCCGAAAAAAAATTCAAAAACTAAAAAAATGACACCTTCCGAAGACCGAGCCGCTCAGAAGTCGGAAAGCAGTTGCCCTCCCCCTAAAAGGTGAAATATGACCTCCGGGAGGGGTACCCGTAACCTGGTAACACAAAAAACGCCGGAAAACCGATTTTCCAGCGTTACAAGGCAATTACCTTTTATGCCTGTTCTCTATCCATTGATCCACAAACGAGTCGGCCTGCAGCGTCCGCTTGCCTCGTACTAAAGCTATCCAGCCGGGGCGCATCAGTAAGTATTTGAAAGCGTCGGAGAAATTGGTGGATAACATCGGTAGTTTTTTCGGTGCCAGCTTTTCGGACTTCTTCACTTTGAACACTACTTTAGAATTACCCCGGTATTTGATTTCAGCCTTTGCCTTTTCTACAGAACTAACCATTTCTTTACAGTTCACCGCATCAACCAACAGGATAGGCAGGTTCTTGTTGGTACCGCCCATAATCTCCTGCATGAAGTCGTATTCCGCATCCTGCCGGATAACTGCCTGTTTGCGGCTCTTTAGGTTTACGATCCAGCCGGTACGGTTTCCGCTGCCGTCTTTTTCTATGGCGTCTTTGATCTTACCCGCGTAATCCTCCTTCTGTTTTTCAAAGTTATTACCTGCACGGTCATAGTACAAATCCAGTTCTTTGTATTCGTGGTTCTGGAAAAAAGAAAGGAACTGGTCGGCGATCTCCCGGAACCAGCCCGGCGGTATCTCAAAAAAGTTCTTATGTACCCGGTAATAAGCACCGTCCGGCTGACCGATCACCAAAGAAAGCATATTACCGAAGTCCATACCGCCTTCAATCGCTTTATCATGGTGCAGGTACCGGAGTTCCCGCGAGCTGTAAGCGGCTTCTCCAGACATGGTACCGTTATAATACTTATGTCCTTCACCAAACAACACATAGAAACGTAAATCCCTGCGAAGACCGGGACGCATACCAACCACCGACTTCTTAAATTCGTGAAGCTCCATCGTACCATTATACAACCGCTTTAAATAATCAATCGTAAGTATCTCAACATTAGCGAATGAAGAAGCGTTAAGAAAGAACGTTTGTCCTTTTCTCAACTTCAACAAAGCCCGGTCGTAATATTCAATATCCCGTTTCAAACGTTTCAGCTTCAAGGGGGAAGGCTTATTTTTTCTTTCTTCTTTTAATAGAGAAATTACCAGGTCATTACGCATACTTGCCGCCTGTACTATTTTAATGATCCGTTCCGGGTCCATTTGCTTGACATACCGGAAAAACCAGTCGTACTCGTTTTCGTCGATATCCGGCATATCGGTAGTAATGGTTATTCCCAGGAACAAATGGGAATGTCCGTAAGTGATCGCATCACCGCGAAGAATAGGCATAGCGCGGTTTACTTTCATTTCCTTGTCGTACTTCGCTTCATCATAAAACAGATGTATTACAGACTTTCCGGCAAGCAGGGAAGGGTTATCCAGTGATCCCATGAAAATAACACATCCGTTCCAGAAGCTATAAACATGCTTATAATCATCCACGATAACCGAACATTTACGCCGCCAGGATTCAGGCGGGCGGGTATCTTTTACATAGTGTACCCCTTCGATCAGGCCCATAAGCTGCCAGCCCTTCTGAACGGCCGGCATTATATTATCTTCCAGGTTACTGTAGGTATTGGCAACAAAAGCAAACGCACCGCCGGGCATTTCTTCCACACACCGGGCGGAACGCCTGGCTTGTATAACGGTGGATTTGGCCATACCGCGCCCGTCAACAGATACAAGGATAGTAGTATCGATCCAGTCCGTCAGGACCTGGATTATATGGCCGTATTTTATCTCCACATCGTCGGCGTTGGCGTTACTCACCTTCGTTATCTTCCCCGAACTCTTTGATATCATACAACATACGTTTTTTCAGGTCAAAAGCTTTAATACGCGCATCCTCTTTTATATTCTCACGTACAATAACAGGAATTTCCGGTATCGCGTCGATAAATTCTTCCAGTTCTTTACGGTCGATTTCAGGAACACCCAGATCCTTACGGCTGGTAGTATAAATAACCGTACTTTTCTGTGAAAGCAGTTCCTCCGGTATTTCGGCCTGTTGATCCTTGTAACATCCGCGAAGTTCCGCCGCCAATTTCAGCAGGTTCTT